AAGTATTTACTGCCAATGAGTTTGCCAGAGGACTTCGTTCTACAGATGCTGTGCGGGAGGAGTTCAGGCAGATTGATAAAAATATTGATGATAGTGTTATTTCTCCCTTTCAGACAATACGACAGGCTCCATATATGATAGATCCTTATTACTCTTCAATTGAGGAATTGAAAGAAGATCCCATTGACATATACATTTCCTCTTCTTGGTTCGACGATGGACATTGGATGTGGAATATCGTTAATCAGGCATATCACGATATGTTGGAGAATGGTACGTCTGCTATGCTTGCTTTTGATGAAAGCATCACATTGAAGCACAACATACGAACCCAGCGTCAAATGCAGCAGGAAAAGAAAAAACAAGATCCTATCACATGGAAAATCGAATTTCTCAACTTGAAAATAAAAAACAACTCTTCTGCCTTCTTTACTTATTCCATGTTGACTGACAATCAGGTTCTGAAACAGGTTTTTTATCCCAGAAACCATAAGGATGTAAAGTTTAATAAAAGAAACAAATATACAATTCCTAAACAAGAGGGCGAAATCAGAGTAATATCCTGCGACATCGCCTTTGTAGAGGGAAAAAAGAACGACAATTCTGTTTATTCGTGCATCCGTGGACTTCCTGAGTCACTGACGTACGAAACAGATAATTCAGAAATCGAAGTAAAACAAGGGTATAAACGCCAATATCCCTATATTGAATCCAACCAGATAGGCGATACAACAAAACAGGCAATTCGTATCCGGCAATTGTATGAAGACTATGAAGCAGATTATATTGTGCTTGATACGCGAAACGGAGGGCTTCAGGTTCTTTATGCTCTCGGCAAAACACTATACGATGAAGAACGGGGCGTGGAGTATCAACCACTTAAATGCATGAATAATGACACCTATGCGGATATTGTTAAAAATCCCAATGCTCCAGCTGTCATATTTGCTGTCAATGCAACACAGCAGCTAAATAGTGACATTGCTTATAGTTTCAGACGGTCACTAATTGAACACCGGATGGAACTGCTTGTCAATTACAATACGGCAAAGGAAGAAATATTAAATGAGAACAAAGACTATATCGACCAATTTGATATTGACTTACAATTAGAATTTGAAAAACCATTTTTAGAAACACAGGCAATGATTAGTGAATGTGCCGAGCTGTTATACGAAAAATCACCGCAAACTGGTGTTGTTAAAATATATGAACAGGGAAATAACCGGAAAGACCGCTACACTTCCTGTAGCTATGGTTCCTATTTCTTTGACCAATTAGAGTTAGATCTGTTAGGTACTGACTCGGATTTTGACTTTGTAACTTTAGTAAATTAGATGAAAGGGGGCGGCTATGCCTGAAGAAGTAAAACGCAAGAGGGGTCGCCCTCCAAAGAATAATACAGATCATGAAGCAGAAAATAAGGTTGCGCCATCCTCTGCTGTCATGGATAATGCCTATGAATTTAATTCCTATAGCAATACCGATTATGTCTGTGAATCTATATTCAACTGTGGTGTTTTTGACTATTTCACCAAAGAAGAAATTGACTCTGTTTTAAGAAATCCCATTGCCAATCATGAGATCGCTATTAAACTGTCTGAGTTTGTTTATGGAAAAAATGGCATTATCAGCAATTCCATTGATTATATGGTTGCTTTGATGACGCTTGATCGGATTATTACTACAAAATCCAAAACACAAAAGGCGTCCAAAGTAAAAGAACTAACAAAAGCCACGCTGGAAAGCATAAATGATAAAGCCTTCATTCGGGATGCTTTATTTACAGAAATGCTGGATGGCATTGCCTTCTACTATTTTGAAACGGTTGAGAAAAAAGCGGATAAAACAAAGTATCTGACTGATTATGAAGTAGACAATATATTGGAAATTAATGAATTAGGTCTAAATGCATCTGTTATCACACTGCCTTGGCAGTATACAAAAATTGTTGGCAAGAAAAACGGACGATACGTTTTGGCATTCGACTTAAAGTATTTTGATCCAATTACAGGTGAGGATCTGAAACGGAAACTCCGTAAATATCCAAAGGAAATTGTAGACGGCTATTATAACAGGAAACAGAATGCAAATTGTGGTGACTGGCTTGTTCTGAACAGTGATAAGACCATGTGTAGAAAAATCAAATGTAAAGATGTGGAATCATGGGGACGCAGCCTAATCATATCCACATTGGAGGATGTTTTATATAAGGACTATTTTACAGACACCAAACGAAATGTATTGGATGAAGTAAATAACAAGGTGCTATATGAAGTATTTCCTGAAAACAAACAGGGAAACGGCTCATCTCTGAATAAAACACAACAAGAAAATCAGCACAATACCGTAAAACAGGCAATTATGCAGAAAAATAATCGTGGCGGTTTAAGCTTTATGTCTCTTGCCGCTGGCACAAAATTAAATTCGATTGATGTTTCAACGGATATCTTTGATGAAAAGAACGAGTCAAACCTGAATAATGATATTGCCGTTGATCTTGGTATTTGTGCTTCTCTGATTGGTGCCATGTCTACGGGAACCTTTGCAGGCGGGCAACAAAATCTGGAAATGATAACATCACAAATCTACACATGGATTTGTGAATGGAAAAATGAATTAGTCCATGTCATCAATAAAAATATTATTAAAGACAGTAAAAATAAAGCAGACATTTATTATTTCCCAACATCATTCGTAAACAGGAAACAGTTTTTTGAAATGATGAAGGATTTATATATGAGTGCTTCTGGCTCTTTAACCTTTTTAATAGCAAGCACTGGTATTGATCCTGATGTATATTTATCCGTTCTCGATTCGGAAATCGAAGAAGGATATTTCGATAAGTACCTTCCCCACCAAACAGCTTATACATACAATGGGACTAATGCTATTACGGGAAGACCCAAAACAGATAACCCGACTGAAAACACGATCAAAAGTCAATCCAACAATGGAAATGATATTCCAAGTCCAAGTGATAATAAATAACTTTAGTAATGAGAGAATAGTAAAATACTATTCTCTTCTTATATATAACGCAAAGGAGGATACAAGATGCTAAACAATGTCCTCGAAATTTCAAGTAAAACATCAAAGGGTGGTCGTGTAGCCATCAAAATTGCATTGCTCAAAATACACGACGATCCTGCGGAAACAAATCTGAATGGGATACATTGGGAGGAATCCTATGTAAAAAACGCTATGGACTCAGCCAAAATGATGCCTATTTGCGCTGAATTTTGTGATGACGAAAAAGCTACTCCCTTGGGGCATGGCTTAACAGGCGTTGTTGTAAATAACTTTGGTATCCGTGAACCAATTTTTGAAAACAGCGAAACGGTAGGCGTAATTGAAACGGTAAGTATTGAGACAGTTTGCATAAATGATGCAGACACCAAAGTGCTATGCGGAAACGGATACTTATATAAGCAACGCTATCCCAATTTTGTAAAATGGGTTAGAAGCAACTTTGCTTTAGGAAATGTCGATACCTCGATAGAAATCATGGGATTGGAAACGAATGATAATAAGATTCAATATCTGGAGGAAGAACCAACCGACAAATTTAGAACGCCTACAGAATTTATATTTTCCGGAACCGCAATATTATCGGTACAACCATCAGATTCAAACGCAATTGTGCTTGAAGTAGCTCAAAAACGAAACAAGGAGGAAACAAAGAAGATGGATGAAAAGGAACTAAAAACATTGATTCAGTCTACTATTATCGAGAGTAATAGCAAAAATGACGAGTTGATGAAACAGATTAGCGAACTGAATTCCCAGCTGGAAGAAAAAGACAATACGATATCTGAACTTAATGCAACGGTTGAACAGGTTCAAAAGGCATTGGATGATTTGAAAAAGGAACAGGAAACTTATTGGGCAGAGCGGGAAGCCCTTGAACATGAATTAGGTGTTTTGAAGGCACAGGAAAGAATTGGAAAACTGACAACGGCACTCAGTGACTTTTCTGATGAAGAAAAGAAATATGCCGAGAGTGAAATCAATGCCTTTCAGGACAAACCCTTGGAGGGTGATGTCGATGCAATTGTGTCTAAGATTTATGACGGTATTGGACGGGCTAGGAAAAAGGCAGAGACAGATGCTAAAATTGCCGAACAGAATGCCGCTGACGGAAATAAGGGACTGGACATTTTTTCAGAGATCAATTCTACAGAATCCGATCCTGAAGATGTCAACATTTTTTGATTAAGGAGGAAATAAATATGATTCGATTTGAAAAGTTAAGTGCAACAGAGAAGGCGTATCCTTTTGTAGATGCTGTCGTTGCTGAGGATTATAAAAATGGTACTTTTGGCGATATTGCTGATGGCACCTTTACTGCCGGAACTGGTTTTAAAGCAATTATGCAGGTAGAAAAGGGGGATGACCTGAAAACGGACAAATTCAAAGTTTTCAAGGATGAACACGCAAGAATTGCCGATTTTACAAAGGCGGATGGTCAGATTGTCAATATCACGGCTGATGAATTACCCGATACTTATAAGGCTGGCGATAAGCTCGTAGCAGAAGGTACAGGAGTATTAACGGTCAGTGCAGATGCTGCCAGTGAATACTTTGATATTGTAGAAGTAACCCGCTATGGCGTAAGAGCAATCGTTACTCTTGGAACCACTACAACAACCAGCTCTGGTGAGTAAAGTAATAAAGGAGGAAATTAGGAATGGATTATTCTTTTGAACTAAACAACGCAAAAAGAGATGAAACCTTCTCTACAGGAAGAGTAAATGCAAAATCTCCTGTTGTAGAAGTATTTGCTGCCATGGTAAATGGCGAAGAAATTGGTAAGTTTGGAAAAAAGGCTGATGTGGCAGCTAATTATATTAAGGATTTGGGAAATAAGGCATCCATGGGCGACCAGATGGCAGTTTCTGAATTAAATGAAATCCGTAAGTTTGTGATTCAGCCCAAACTTTTGCAGGAAATCAAACTGCTTGGACTTTTTGGTTCCTATAAACAGCTTGGCTGGGG